TGTCACTTGAGGTATCCGTCATATTTAAATTTATAATGATAGTTAAAATATGACTGTCGATTGGTGGATACCTATTTTAATTGTATTAATTATAGCTATAGTTGCTTTTGTATTGAGTTATTCAGAAGTAAGATTTGGATGGTATCAAGGGTTGGACAAACCATACTTATATTATGATGGATGGTTATATAGTCCTATATGGTTTATAATATATGGAATTATTATTTATTCATGGATAAGGATGATCACTGACCCTTATATGCAAAGTATTAGATATAGAGTAATGGTACATATTTTGTTTACGCTGCAACTATTATTTATGTTAGGATGGATAATTACATTTTTCTATAATAAAGATATTAGTAATTCTATATATTATATGTTTCTAGCCATTGTATTTTTGGTTGTATTGATATTACTCTCTCTCAACGATCCTCTATCGCTGGTATTGTTATCCATCTATTTATTCTGGTTATTATATTTATTATATATGACTTGGCAGATATCAATGTTGAATCCAAAACAATAATATAATATTTAAGTATGTGAAAAAATGGCTACCGAGGTTTTCATCCCCACTAATACGACTACGTTAGAAGTCGTATTTGACATATATTCTATTTACGATAAACGTGAAGCTAATGAGGAATGCTTTAAATAGCGATCAATATGGTATTGGTGATGTCAGTTTGTGTATCTTATCTATAGAATGGAAAGAAAATAGCGATAACGAGATGATAATGAAAATTATACACGGAGTTGGTCACAGAACTATAGAATTAGTTTTGAACGATTTAGAGTTAAACGATATGGATGTGTTAAAAGATCCTGCAGATCACAAAGAATATTATTTTGTAATTAGATCTTTTGACATTATATTGTAAGAAAAATATAACATATTAGTTAATATGTTGTTACTATCAGGTTAATGAAATTAATTTTGTATATTGTTTATATTAAGCTAAATTGGCTATAGCTGACAGTCGATATAACCATGGATCACAATTTATGCTTAGAGAGAGGATTGGTACATTCTTTTGTATCACATAATGGAATAACACATTATGTATGTCCTTGCGTTCAACCTGTATATGCTCCGCCTGTATATTATCCTCAACCAATGTATGCTCAACCTGTATATTATCCTCAACCTGTATATTCTCCTATTCCTACAATTAACCCAAATTATCGTTTTCCATCAGACGGCATACCACCGACTGATATGTTTGAGCCTTTCAATTTGTGTAACCCAGGCTCCAATGTTGCATTATATAATATACATTTTCAAATTAACAGTACTACTAGCGATTTATCGACCCAGGAAGAATGCGAAATTGAATGCGACATCTCACCTTCGAGAGATGAACTCAGCTCTTCATCATCGTCGGCGTGTGAAATGTCACAATGCGATCTAGAATCTGAATCTGAGAACAAAAAGAAGAGAAATCGTAAAAGGAAGAATAAAAGAAAAATACAGACAGAGACTGTGAAGGAAATAGTGAAAGCCAAAGAGGTAGTGGAAACTAAAGAGGTCGTGGAAGATATAGTAGAAGTGAAAGAGGTTGTGGAAGCGAAAGAGGTTGCTGAAGTGAAAGTTACACCTAGACCTAGGCCTATTAAGAAGAAGAAGAAGAAGAGTTGTGATGATGAGGAATTACTAGAACAGCTAGTCAAAGAAAACTTAAAAGCTAAGAAGGAATATGAAATTAAAGCTGCACTGACAGATATCTGTCAGTCTAGTAACAAGATTTTAGGTATTATCCAAATATTATTAACTAGATCGGATACTAGGTGTTATACTGAAAATCTCGTGTTCCAAATACAATATTTTCTAGGCATGGAAGAAGATAAGGTAGTCAGACTAGGATCTCCTCTAATAAAAGAAACAATAGATACTAGAACGATGGCTGTCAATCTTAAATTCCTAAAACTATCGTTGTCGTCTTTTGACAACTTCTATACATGCGTACAATTATCAGATTTAGCCAACGATAAAGCGTTAGATATATGTAGCGGATATCTAACCAAATGTATCCATTTATGCGACACTATATATAATCATATAGTCACTTTAATGGAAGTAGGTGTTGATATATCTATATTTTCTTCTATTATAGAAGACATAAATAGAAAGTATAACTGGAAAGAAGAAGCTATAAAATTTTTAGGTACTAAACTGACAGATGTATACAAAATCTTTCCAACTACAGAATGGCCAGTTAGAGATAAGTTGAATTCTCTCAAGGATGTACAGATTCTTAAAGATTGCACATGGGGCACATTATCTAATAAAGATAGATGTGATAAATGTGGAGCCACTAACGGTACAGTGATATACTCTTCTTGTTGTTATACCAGACAAGTGTTCTGTAAATGCGATTGTGACCTGGAAAATAGCACCGTGCCTTGTCAAAATCTGTCATCTGAATGTATAGGAGACGTTATGCATATAAAAGATCTACTTTTATCCCAACCTTTTAACAAGGATGTAAACGTGCAACTAAGAGAAACGTTATTGGAGCAAGATAGAACTATTGTACCTAGGATCGTAGGAAAATTCAACAGTGAAGAGATATTATAAAAAATATATTAATTAATATATTAATAAAAGATGGGAGGACAACAATCTTCGCAAGAAACGACCAAGAAGGTCAATTATAAGACATATTGTGATATAATTAACGATGTAACTAACGGAAGCTTTGTTTTGAATGTTAAAGGTCAAAAATATGAAAAAGTAGAAATAAGAGAACTGGATGATAAACTTAAACCTTTAAAAGATGTAGCCACAGATTTTGTAGTAGAGGAATTTTTCAAGACTGAGTCTACACTTTACAGTTTTATGCAGTTAGTATATAATACATTCGACGAAGCGTTGACTATATATAGAAAAAGGAGAAACATAAAAGATGATGAACTATTTTTTCTATACAAGGGTGGGAACGTTTTGAGAATAGTCTCGCAAGAATTTTTACTTGAACTTCCTAATAATGCGACTAGAGAATTAAACGCTTTTTATGCTCCCTTTTTTAAGAGATCCGATGCGGATTTCAGCATATATTTACATCCTAGTATTGAAAATTATGATCTTATATTTGAAGAAATTAATCTAATCTCATATTTATTACAAGTGCATATTCGTAATAAGTTTCTATCAAATCCTACAAAATATTTCGATTTTACCAAATATAACGACAAATTTCAACAATCCATAATGAAGAAGTATCTCGTTAAATTTAACGGGGTTGAAGGGTTTAAGTTTAAAAATGCATCATTAGATAATTCTAATGCGATAGGGAAAATAGATCTATATCGACCAAAGCCTGACTTGTATATTAAATTTCTTAAAGAAAAAACTGAAAAAGATGGTATAGCTATTGGTGGAAAAAGTCCTATAGTTAACAGTAATAGTTATCTAGTCATCTCTTACAATTCAGCACTTGATTTCGCAGCGGGTGATTTAGAGAGTAGAAGGAAGTTCACTTTAGTTAGAACTAAAGTGAACTTCAGCTTGCTTGATAAAAATAATGAAATGATAGATGTGGGGGGAGAATTAATAGATGTTAGCACACCACACAAACTTGATGAAACGTTAAAAGAGTTTTTTAAGGATGCCAGATCTAATATTTCGCAATACGACCTTAAATATGGTAGTTGTGAACTTAAATTCTGTAGTTATTCTATCAATAGCTTGATCATTGATTTAGAAACTATTTTATTTAAACAGGCAAGCTATCCATGGTTAAACGGTAAATATGTGAAGAGACTGAATAGATTATTTTACATGTATTTTGTAGATATCTTTATAAAAATAGATAATGGGAAGTTGAGATTACAAATATTAGAAGATTTAAAGAATCTGGTTATAATTCAATATGCAGATTATTCTACAGACATCGAAGAAGGTTCCGATTTTTTTCTTCACAAATATAGTAAATACAATATACAGGTAAAAAAGCTTGTAACGTTGATGTTAGGTCTAGTAAAAGAGATTGATACAAAAGAAAATGTAAATAATTTGAAGGAAATGTCAGAAGCTTTACTAGTCAATATAGATTTTGTCGTAAAAACAATTAAGAATGTTAGACAATATTGCGAACATGATGGTAGTGTAGAAACTAAAGATCTTTATAACGTATCAACCAAAGAATTAATTTAGTGTTAATATAGAATATAATTTATATTCTAAAAATGGACTCTGATGCTAAGTTGGAAGAAGATTTAATGAGGTCTTTTGGTAAAGAGCTAGTTAAGACTCAAGATTTCAAAGATCGATTAAAATTACAATGGTATAATAGAGCAGCTGCTCTATTAGCCAATAGATTAGCAGAGATGATCCATCGTCCTGATCAAATAGTGACTGAGAAGAAAGGTAAAGTTATCTGGAAGGATATAGATCCTATGTTTAATCTAGTATGTACTAACAAATATACATGTTTAAGTGTATATGATAAGCTGAATAGAATACATTTTACGCCAGTCGTTCATATGGATTATTGTTCTATGTCTATGATTATCGATTTGAATGACGAAGTGTCAGACAATATAGCTAAGATAAGTGATTCGCTTAAATACAATAAGAGTACTAAGGAATTATCTGCAGAAGGTGACTTTCCTACGGCAGCTGTAGTACAGTTTGCCATTGTTAAGAGAATTAACAATGGTAAATTAGGATTAGGGGATGCTAGAGATGTCTATAAAATATGGATACAATTGGTTTATGAAGAATGGCTAGATATAATACAAGGTAAAGAGATCACGAAGGCAGTATTGAGTGCTGTGTTAGAAAGATATATTTTAGATGATCCAAATATAGAACCTGAATGTATTGATGAGAATGCACATCCTGATTCTTTGACTAAGATAATTAATGACGTTATTTCTACTAAAGCATTAAAAGCTTCCGATATCAGAGCACTTAAGACAGGTCAGAAAATTAAGGTTATCCTCTTTGATCGAAATATCGGAGACTATAATGATGGTAAGAATAGAGGAGAAAAAGTATCTACTAAAAAGTATCTGAGCGAAAATCATTTAGCCATATATACACATGAATTTGATTTGACTGGTAAACTATATATGCCTCATATCAACGAGACATTTGAAGAGTGGACATGGGAAATAAATACTGAACGATGGACAGGTGTATACTGGGGACCTATCGATATGGTTAAAGAATTCTATGAAGAAGATGTACCAGATGATACTAGAGTAGGTTGGAGAGGACCTGCTATATTAGAGAAAGATATTAAACATATGCCTAAATATTTCATACACTATGATACGTGTTCAGACGACTATGCTCCTGCTCGTGACAGTAAATAGCTACCATACTTGGACTTCTTCATTTGCCAATAATATGATATATTAATTAATATATCTGTTTACTATTACTGTTTACTATTACTGTTTACTATAACTGTTTACTATTCCTGTAGTACCATCGTCGCCCACCACGTCTATCACTTTCAACAGCTTCGTAAAGAGCCAACAACATTGTAACTGCCCCACCACCAAATATCATAATAACATGTTGATCGCGATCAAATGATCGATTTGTTATCCAATAAACGCCAGTAGCAACTGCTAATGAAAAAGTAGCTATCTTGATACTTTGGTCCACCTCTTCAGTCGCATGTTCTCTCCATTTATCTCTTTTTCGCTGAAGGTATGACAATACTAGACTAGTACCACAAAAGACCATACCATATAATCCTATTCTTTTTGTACTTACACACTTGCATTGTGAATTGTAAAGAGCAGACGACAGAGCTAAACAAGCTGCCGAAGAAGACATTAGAGGAAAGGCTTTCACGAACTCCATTTTACCACTTAATAAGTAAGGAACAATTGTAATAATTTTATTATATAAATATAACACTATAAATTCAATTTTGATATTGCAGGTTTATTCACATATATTCAGATATTAACTTAAATAAAAGAAATGCTAACGTTAATACGACTATACCATCATATAATATGACTTCAGGATAAGCTTCAAACAACATACGAATATATGGAGCACATACTATAACATATAGTATATTGATCTTGTATGAATTTACAATATCCATGTTTCAATATAAATTTATATTGAATATATGTCTAATAAACATTATTTTTAATCAGTGTAATGTTTAAGGTATTCTACTTCGAAATCATCCAGATCGATAGACCACAACTCTGCAGGAGTGATTTTATTCAACCACTCCAAATGTTTCTCTTTGATAACTTTCTCTTTCAATAATTCGTCCACTTCATCTTTGTTGATATTACTCAGTTTGGCAGTACTGTATAAGTCCGTATTTAATTCTAACTTTGTCATATTCTCTACAACTGTTTTCTTAGGAACATTTCTAATCTTCAATCTCTTCTCGACAATAGCTAGAATGAAAGCAATCTTATCACTCAACAGCTGTAGGTATTTATTAGTCTCATCTATCATATTATCTCTTCTAATAGTATAATAGGGTAATCTCGTTTGATAGAACCCTTCTAGAATATCTAATACGTTATTGTACTTGACAGGTGTACCGTCTTCTTCTAGTAACACCATATTAGTTAGAGCGAATGAACGTCGCAGCTTAAGTTCTTTATAACCAGGTTTCTCAAATCCGGTCAATTTGAAGTAGATCTCGTTATCGTCCTTTTCGTTTCTAACCTTACTAGCTAATATCTTAGTTTTCTTCTTTGTCTTAGGATCTTCCAAAGTTGTAATCAATAGTTTCTCTATCCATAGATCATAATTATGAGTCCATACTTTCACAGGCAGTTCTGTGATAACTACAGTATCTCCATCTATGATCTTGTAAATACCAGTTGTCACAACTGAATAACGAGGTTTAGTGTTTGTAGCGACTATTTTACCATTGACTACTTTAATAGTTTTAACTTTAGGTTCTCGCTTCACTTTCTTCACTTCTACTTCTTTGTCATAGTTTTCGTCAATAGTATCGAGGTCTTCAAAGTCTTCGTACGAATCTACATCGTCATAATATCCACCTGGAAGGCTATTCTTACCATTCTTATCGATGACTGTCACATCACCCTTAAATCCTCTAAACCAAGGTTCAATAACAATAGTCTTATTACCTTTAATCCTATCTTTGTACCATCCAATAATATCTAGTACATTGTGTGGTGGAATGAATGTACTCCAGCCTGTACCAATACCATGAGCTCCATTTACTAGAGACATAGGTATGATGGGTAAGAATACTGTAGGCTCTCTATCCTTACCATCGTCGTTTACATGTTTCATAATAGGAAAATCCTCAATTCTATACACATAAGGTAACCACCATTGAGGGACTGTAAAGATATACCTTGGAGAGGCTGCATCTTTACCTCCTTTGTTTCTGCTACCAAACATACCTCGTGGTTCGAAATAGGGAAGATTGTTAGATCCTACAAAGTCTTGAGACATAGATATGATAGTACCGTATAGATTTTGTTCACCGTGATGATAGGCTGTCCTCTCAGAAACAAAACCTCCAAACTGAAGAACTTTATACTCTTCATACGCCTTAGTTCTCTTAATATGCCACTTCCATTTTTCATAAGACGCCCATAGAATCTTTCTCTGACTAGGTTTGAGACCATCCCAAGCTGGAACACTTCTACGAACATCATAAATACTAAATCTGATTAGATCATAGTTGATAAACGATGACAATTCCATTTCTTCCGGTACATCTGGATGTGTATACTCTTGGTACTGTGCAATCCACTTCTTCCTCTCATCTGCTAACTTGTTGTTAAAGGCCAATTCCATATAATCTTGGGCTCTATCGTCGTAAATACAAGCGACATACTTAGGATCTTTAGCGTCTATCTTCACATCAGCCTTAGTAGATGTTCCTAAACCTTTGTAATACTTTGGTTTACTCCATCCGCTCTGAGGCGTATTCTTCTTCCAGTTATCATATTGTAATGGCGTATAGAATTTGACCACTTGCTTACCTTTAGTTACTTTAATGATAGGTGTGGCCAACCACATAGCAAACCCTCTAGCTAACAATTCTGGAAATCTACAATGAAAATAGTTAATACCTAACCCTTTGATATGTTCACCGTCAACATCAGCATCAGTTAAGAATATAACGGCACCATATCTTAATCTCTTAAAATTGGCATCTACGCTATAGTCTGCACCTTCAACTAATCCCAATACCTTCTTTAATTCTGCCAATTCATTATTTTCTGCTATCTTAAGCTTACTAGCCCTCATAACGTTGAGCAATTTACCTCTCAACTCAAATATACCCATTGTGTTACGTGCTTCCAGTGAAGTGACAAATGTATTGGCATAACCTGCAGCAGAACTACCTTCAACTACTAGTAGGAAACATTCGTGTGAATTCTTCGTACCAGCCCAATTGCAATCTGTACCATTAAAAGGTCCGATGTTAGCTTTCTTCTTTCCATCTGTCTTAGATAACACATTAATATGCTTGTGCTCCATAGCAGAAAACAAAGCATCCATCATATTCCAGTTTAACATACACTTTAATTGCTTCTCATCTATATTAAACTTGATAGGAGGCTCGCTTCTATTATGAGTATATTCCGTCTTGGCCTGGCTTTTCCATCCAGGGTTCTTAGCCATAAACAAAATGATAATACTCAAATGTGGTCTAACATCTTTAATAGTAATATTGGGTACTTTCTTGTCTTTATTCTTATTAAGACTTGAGTCATTGACAGATTTAATAACAGCTGTAGATACAGCCTTTACTACAGCTGTAACATGATCACCACCGTCCCTAGTCATCATAGAATTAACAAATGATATGTTAAAACTATTATGGGGCGTGTCAATCACACATATACGAGCTGTAGGAAGTACATAACTACTTTTAGGTATTTGTAGTCCATTCTTCTTAACAGTCACCTCCGTTCCAGCTGGCCATTCATAGTGAATAAAGTGCTTACCCATATTTTCACCGTAGATCATCTTAGCATAATCTTCGACGTTGCTAAAGTTAATAATGTCTTCGTTGAATCTGACCTCTACCATAGCATTGAGTGAAATATCAATACAATGACGGTAGAAAAGGTTATACGCTTCGTCTGGATATTCAGTATACTCAAACCGTTCAAAGTCTAAGTGAAAACTAATCGTCACTTTGGATTTTCCTGTATAAGGTTTTATCACAGGCTCATGTCTAATATCCATATTCTTTTCCCACTTCTGAAAGTAATGTAACTTATTAAACCCATCCCACACTTCTACAGTAAACCAATGACTAAAGATATTAATCAACTTGGCGCCGTATCCGTTACGACCGGCTTCATGTCGATCTACTTCATAATTGGAAGAAGTTAGGAGAGTACCAAAAATCAACTCTGGTGTATACACTCCTTCAGAATGCATTTCCACAGGGATAGGTATTCCGCCGTTAGAGATAGTGATTACATGTTTATCCATAGTCACTTCTATGATGCCAGGATCGACATTATTTCTTCTGGATCTTCCCACATTATCAGAACTATTAGTTAGACCTTCAATCAGAAGTCTCTCAACACCTGATGGTAATGTTATAGTATCAAAATAGATAGTCTTCTCGTCAAAGTTATACAACAATTCCTCACGAGGATTTTGTTGATCGCTTGTAATGTAGGTATCTGGGACCTTGTATATATGTTCTTTATGTTCATACTTCTTATAATCGGTCGCTCGTGCTATCTGGACGTTATTCTCATATGAATCTTCAGAAGATTCACAATAAATATCGTTTGCAGTACTAGTAGAAGCCATTGTTATAATTATTTAACCCTTTTTATTATAAATGTAGACCTATATATGACTAATTTCGAAATTGTTCGCGGATATTCTATATCGTTTATATAGTTTTAACAACTACAATTCTATAAATTGATTAATTTCAATAACGTATATCGTGTTAAAATTAAAAAAATTATTATTATGTATAAGCTATTTTTAACAAATTTAAGCCAAAAAGAATTGTATTATAGTTATAATACATATACGTCTTAATAATCAAAATTGATTTTGTTCAAATATGTATGGTGTCTTAAATTGACACCTGTACATCGGGTTCAGATTATACGATGCAGATATGACTCTATCAACTAGTCAATCTACGATTGATGTGCGGATTAAATCTTACCATGGAACTAATATATTAGTCTTCGAAACTAACATGGACATTAAACAGTTCAATGAGTTTCGAAGAATTATATTATCAGAAATTGCTGTTGTAGCTATAGATTTAGTTCAGATCAATTCAAATTCTACTATAATGGTAGATGAAATTCTGTCTAATCGAATAGGGCAAATACCAGTATTATCTAATTATCAAGATTCGATAATCAGGAAAGATTTATGTGAATGTGAAGCTTTTTGTAACAAATGTTCTTTCGTGATAGAATTTAAAGGGAAAACATTTGATAATAAGTCATGGTTATTATCAAACGACATATCGTCTCTTCTATTGGAAAATATACCACTAGTAACGATGGATGTTGGACACGAGATTTCGTTTAATATACTTTGTACTAAGAGTATTGCCAAGGAGCATTCTAAATATACAGCTGGCATCACGTGTAGCTTAAAAGTAGATACGCCGAGAAAAGGTATATTGAGTGTTACTTTAGATAAATCTGGACCCCTTGACTATTTAAACATTATGACTCAAGCGTTTAGTATTCTAAAAGCAAGATTGAATGTAAATGTGAGAATTAGTTAAAAAATTTATATTATTTAATATAAAAATGGACTCAGATGATGATCTCCCTTATGATGGCGATCTACAAGCGGCGTTTGAAGTAGGAGACGATACTGCCATTACGCAAATTATTAATTGGAGAGACAATATAGATGTCTCTTTTAGCCTGCCCAGATTAGATACCGAAAAACGTATATGTGAGGTAGAGATATTTTTCTTAGACAAACATGGTCAAGAATATAACAGCTTTTGTGGGAAGTTGGCTATGTTAGAAGAAAATGTCAATTCTTCAAATACTAGTTATATTGTCAATCTACCAATCAAGAATTTGTCGAACGATACATATATATTAGAAGACGACATTACTATTTTGAAGAATAGTAGTAAGATTATAGCTATACCGTTATATAAGCAAAAAGTATATACGCTAGTCGATAAGAGAGATTATGAAGAAGATTATGCCAATCTATATTATGGTATATATACGCGTATATATTGGACAATAAAAAATAGAAGCACCGATCAGTCGTACGATCATTTCAAGACATTACCAGAGCCAGATATGATAAAGAAAATAAGATTTTTGTTGAAATAATTACTTATTAATTAATAAGTATCTATATTATGAGAAATGTTCCTATAACTCCAGCATGGTCCGATTCTAACATAGTTTCACCATAATCGAATCTATCATAGTGTACGCATAGTATACCATAATTTTTACATCTATCCATATATAATATTCTATCACACCACGAAGGTGTTCTCTGATCATGTTTACCTACGTTCCAACAATCTTTACCTTCAGCTGGTACTGCTTCATCGTGAAATCTACATGTAAAATTTCTATCTTTAATCATTTTACATGTAGGAAGAAACAGTGGTCCTTGATCTCCTAATCCTTCCATAAAACTATAAACGTTATTCTTCATAATCTGTTGTCTTAGTTCGTCGAATAATATATATTTCTTGATAATATTCTTATCAGGATCGTTATAACTATCTAGTAGTTCTTGGGCTACCAACGATGCGTCCAAACTTGTGGTTACGCGATAGTTTAGATCACCCATGAGAATTACTATATCAACATAATCTTTATGATCATTAACCAGATTTCTAACTATGTTATTAAAACAGATATTACTCGGATAGATGGCCGTTTGACGAATCATAGGATCGTTAGAAGTCTTATACTCTGTTAGACTTTTAGCATCGAATGGGAAATGAGCATTAATGACTGCTACTATATAATTCGGAAATTGTAGATATATAGCAGTTGCGCCTTTTCCTCTCTTCAAAACACTATCACAAATATACTCTCTTTGATCTGAAAGTTTAACATCGATATCTTGTTTGGCATATACTGACATTCTGAGACCTCTAGCTTTGACGTCGGCCTGTTTAGCAGCCTTATATGTAGTAACTCCAGCTCCGATCATCTTACTACGACCAATCAGTTTATAACCTAGATTTGGCATAATACCGTCACCTTTTTCTGAATCTAACAGTAAATGGCTGTGATAGTAAGAACCTGGATATGCATCTTCCTGGAATGCTACCACAAATACGTCAGGAGACGATTCTTTAATTCTATAGTTCAGCTCTTCTGTGAAATCTGCAATTTCACAATCATACCAATTTTCAGTATTATACTTACCACGATTAGCAAGTTTCTTTTCCTTCGATAATGTCTCACATAATCGGATACTTTCTGTATTCCAGCAGAAAGTAGTTATTTTATAGTTTCCATGACTATCTGACGCCATTTTTAATCAAATGTACTATATCTTCAATGTATCTAATATTACTAGATATATTCTTTTCTGATAGATTTATTATTAAAGTGTAATCTCCGTTCCATACTTTCTCTTTCACATATATAGTATCTATTATCCTATCATCATCTTCTAACGAATACTTCAAATTAACTAATTCTGCATCGTATTCATCATCTGATATCTTGGCAAATTCTATCTCGAGGAGGTCAGGATTATCCACTCTAGTATTGTTGTATAATACATCAAAAATGGCCTTCTTAACAACATACACGAGTTTATGTTGATATGTATAATTTTTCGCCATATGATAAGGATTGCAAAATTTAGAGCCATATTTTTCATTCACTATCCTATTGCATATGTTTTTAACATCATTAAAAGTATCTTCAGAAATTATCAATGATATTCTAGTTATAGTAACTGAAGAAGTTGAGAATTTCTTCTGGAATTGACGGAGAGAGTCGATCTTGCCTTCTGCAAGTAGTGAGTTCAGTTGTTCATCCATGACAGTATCTTATACTTGTGGAAGAGAATGTTGCTGTATTTTATCGTTTTTACTAAATCTTTTTTGTTCTAATACTATTAGTTAATAGTATAATTTTTTAATCTAGACGTTCTACATATTAGATATCTTCTTTACAATTATTTCTATTACCGCAGATATCACAGCTGTTACTTATCAATTTATTAATCATTTCGTCTCTTTCATGTAAAGTGTCATATTCTAGTGTCTCTTAGTCTGTTTTGTAAATAAAATATGGATCTTTACTGAAATCCAATGTTATTAATGGCAATCCATTATGAGTATATTTATCTGTTAAACGAACAATATTCAATTTGTAAGGTTTACTCGCATTTCCGTTATGAGCTATTTTGACCATTCTTGCTCTACAGAGAGCTTTTGAAGGCGAAGAACCCATGGTTAAATGATAAATAACAAGCTATATTGCTAGGTATTATAATTTTAGCACAAATGTTCTTCGTTTAGAATCAATTTTAATTGTCGCGATATCACTCAGTTAAAACTGAAAACGATTTGTATATACATTTTGTTTTATTAAAAATGGAGTCTAGTATCAAAGAAGTGACGTGTCGTCCCTATCACTGGGAATTTAAAGACAGGGAACTAGATGAGAGAGGTCGAAATCTGTGCATTGATGCTTGGTGTTTAGATCGCGACAATGAGCCTGTATTATTACGTATAGAAGACTTTCCAACATTATGTATGGTAGAGTTACCTAGTCATGTAAACGGATCAAAGGCTAACTGGACATCGTCAGACGTTGATCTGTTGATGAGTGAATTGGCATATAGATTTAAGAAATGTAATCCTACTCAGTACAAACTTAGACATTTAAAGAAGATTTATTATTTTAAAGGTCGTAGAAGATATCCTTTTCTACAATGTTTCTTTTCTAGTGTAAAGGCTATGTATGATTTTAAGTATGCATTGGATAAAAATCCTATTACTACTAGATCGTTTGGAACACTATTGATGAGAGTATGGGAAACTGATATTACTCCTGTTAGAAAATTATTGACAGCTAGAAATATACAAGTATGTCAATGGCTTAAGTGTATAGGTGAAGTACCTGAAGAGAAGATATCTATTTGTGAACAAGAATATATAGTTAAGTTTAATCACTTAATTGGTTTACCTAATACTTTAACGAAGGAATGGTATACATATCCTAGATTGTTAGCATATGATATAGAATGTTTCTCGAGTAAGAAAGCATCATTTCCACGTGCACTTATTCTGAAAGATTGCTCATTCTTGATATCGTGCATAACCCAACGTGTAGGTAAGTTAGACACACGGAAACGTTATGCCCTCCTATGGGGTGATTGTAACGATATACCTGATGATAAATTGCGAGAATGTGAAGTAATTAAAGTGACATCTGAGATGAAATTATATGAAGAGTTTGGAAATGTAGTCAATAAGTATGATCCTGAGATATTCACAGGATATAATATTAACAGATTCGACGCTCCATATATAACCACTAGATTGGAATTATATATGCGAGAATGGCCTAATATGAGTAGAATTCCTATGGAGAAGACTAAGACCGATTCGAAAGATTGGAGTTCAAGAGCTTTCGGTAAAGTCTCAGCGACATTATTAGAATGTCAAGGACGTATTACATTCGATTTATATCCTTATGCAGATAGACAGTTTAAACTTCCGAAGTATGATCTCGATACAGTATCTAGAAATGTCTTGGGTCGCGGTAAGCACGATGTATCTCCACAATTTATGTTCGACGCTCATGCTCTAATGCAAAAGGCAATCAAAGAGAAGAATAATAAACTGATGGTAGAAGCGAAGAAGAGAATGGATAAAGTACTATATTATTGTGTGGAAGATTCTGAATTGGTAATAGATATCTTTGAAAAGACAAACGTATGGGTCAGTAGTGTAGAGTTTGCAAGTGTATCAGGTATTAATATACAAGATCTATATGTCAGAGGTCAACAGATTAGTTCTTTTTCCTTGATTTATAATAAAGCTGTATCTAGAGGGTATGTTATCAATCATGTTGATATTATCGATATGGAAATGGCTGGCGGATTTGTCAGAGATCCGGTTAAAGGACTACACGATAATGTATTCGATGTAGATTTTACCAGTCTATATCCTTCTATTATTATTTCTGAGAATATGGATTATACTTCTCTCTTACCACCAGAGATGAATGATGCAGCGGACGATGATGATTTTAATGTTATAGAGTTCGAACAAGAAGAAGAGGTTACCAAAATGTTGCCCGATGGTACAAAGAAGAAAGAGAAAGTATTTAAGCAATACAAATTCAAGTTCTTTAAAGGAGAAATTCTCAAAGAGGAGACAATAGATGGCGTAAAAGTAATCACAAGAGAGAAAGGTATTGTACCTTCAGTATTGGTTGAGCTTTTGGGAGAGAGAAAGAAGGTCAAAGATGAGATTAAAGCTTTAGGTATCAAATACGGCTTTAAACTGGAAAAGATATCATGTCCGAACGAAAAGAATCGTATAGCTTTCATGCTAGTAGTTTTAGATATGATCCAATTAGCACTTAAGATTAGAGCTAATTCTCTTTTCGGGTTCTTTGGTGCTAAGAAGGGTAGATTGCCGTTAGTTCCAATCGCTGCATGTGTTACAGCCATGGGCAGAAGACATATTTGTAAAGTAGATGATTTTGCTATTAACCAGAGAGGCTGCGAAGTAGTATATAACGATACAGATAGTTCTTTCATCAAAGCACCACATATTCCTACTAGCGAATTGGATGCGTTTGGTAAACAGTTTGGTGTAGATGTCAGTGTATTGTTCCCTGAAGGTGTAGATGCAGTCTGGGAAAAATCTATGAGAATTCTATGTTTAAAGAAGAAGAAATATGCATATCTTCAATATGATAAGAATGGTATATTGCCATTGGATAGGGAGAGTATGGGTCAGAAAGGAATTATGACAGCTAGAAGAGATAATTGCGAGTTTGCCAGACGTACATATGGAAATATACTTTGGGATACCTTAATCAAGACACCAGTATATTTTATTATCAAATATATATTAGATCAAGCAGTAGAATTATTGGCTGGGAATGTAAACGCTTCCGATCTAGTTATTATTAGAAAGATGGGTTCAGTGTATAAGAACAATACATACTTTATGAAAATCTTCTCAGATCGTATGAAAGCGTTAGGTAGACCTATCGAACCTGGTGAGAGAGTCGGATATATTGTAGTTAAGAACGAAGACGCACGTTTAATGGGCGATAGAATGATCACATTCGAAATGTACGAAGAATCTGTCAAACGTGGCGAACCTTACGAAATAGATTATCATTATTATTTGGAGAAACAGTTACAATCACATGTAGATCAAGTTATTGAAGCTGTATATGCCGAAGAATTAAGCCATATTGAGTACCAAGGTCCAAATGGTTGTAAGAAAGTGTTCTTCAGCGAACCCATAGCTTTCATGTGTAAAATGATCAAGTATAATATTGACATTAAGGAGCTAGCTCCTTGTATAGAAGAACTTAAACCTCGTACACCTAAAATAGTAAGAAAAAAGAAATAGGTAAATATATTAGTTAATATATTTGCTTAACAATGATTGGCAATCATGACATATTCATCGTTACGATAGTTTTCACTTTCAGGTACTAGTTTGTTACCACTACCATTGATGTTCTCATTCATATTAAATGTATAATCTGCTCCCATTAACCATTCAGAATTATCACTAGGTTCTATGTTAATTGGGTTGTATGGAATATCGTAGAGTATAGCCAATATAGCTAACATTGCATAAAATCTAGAGTCTGCCTTTTTAACATCATTAAAATAACCCCATCTTAATATATTAAGAGCTTGGTTGTCATATAGTTGATCCATAATATTCCATAGAATAACTGTGGGTTCTCGTTTACCTACCCTTTTCAATTTTTCACCATCATAATAAGTGTCTCGAGGTTCAATAGTTACATTCTTAGAAGCGACAACGAAATAATTCCACCAAGTTACTGCATTAAAATCTCTATCTAGTAATCTTCTGTAGAAGACTAGAGCATACTCCCTAATATTTACAGGATCATTCTTATTGAAGAATGGAGCATTTAGATTAGCATCGATGAAAGTGTCGTCCTCTTCTGTAAAAGTTTTATCTACTATCAGACCTGCTCTATTTTCAGCAAATGAAATACATTTAGGATTAGTATACGTTTTCCACACTTGTTCCGATAAATGTGTCTTTGAGGAAGCTGCCATATCCATAACCATTCCATCTATAATATCAAATGGTAAATCTGGATTTTTGTTAAGGATATCTATAATAGCCATAGTCAAATCAAAATTGGCAATGCCTACATCTTCTAACGCGATGTACTTAAGTGTATTAATAAAACTGGTATAATTAGACTTAGCTGAAGAATCTGTAAGTTCTTTAATTCTATATAGTTCTACAGCAGCTATTCTAGCTTTCTCTTCCATTGATAATCTGACATAAGATTGTAAATATTTCTTCACGTCGTTGATCTTATAACCGGAATATGTAGTACCTCCGCGTTGGTGAGAGTCCATTTGTCCAATACCAGGTGTTGAGAAACTACTAGAGCTAGCCATTCCTCTACCTGACGCCATTCCTCTACCTGACGCCATTCCTCTACCTGGCATAACTCCTCTACCTGATGCCATTCCTCTACCTGACGCCATTCCTCTACCTGGCATAACTCCTCTACCTGGCATAGCTCCTCTACCTGGCATAACTCCTCTACCTGGCATAGCTCCTCTACC